CTTACAAGGAGAACTTCGGTAACATAACCATCTCTTGTGAATCAGCTGGGGTATCTAGGTCATCGTATAACGTATGGGTTAAGAATGATCCTGAGTTTGCTAGGAAACTAGCTGAAATAGAACCTGAGGAGATAATGCTAGACTTTGGTGAACATAAACTGATGGAGCGTATTGCTAAGGGCGATACGTTAGCTACTATGTTCTTACTAAAGACAAAAGGTAAGCGTAGAGGATACATCGAAAGACAAGAGGTAGCTCACGAAGGTGATGTTGTTAAGCAGATTACTGTGAATGTCTTAAAGGCTAGTCATATTGAAGATGTTCCTAAGCTAGATGGTGATGAGAATATGCAACTAGAAGATAGTGGCTTTGTGGTTCCTGCTACTGAAGCTGCCAATATCCAAGATATACCACTTTACGAGTATGATAAGGAGGTAGATATAGAGAATGAAGCTGGAGAATACGAAGAATAGCTCTTAAATGGCATTTTAAGGCCAATACAGACACTTTCTACCATAGAGTAGTACTATCTATTCAAAATGACATAGAGTGTCTTAAATCGCTTCTAATTGCTTTTTATGGTATGTTTCACTTTAAGGCAACTTGTTACCAATTTGGTTACATTTACATTTGTTCGTACTAAAAAGTGTTATTAGCTTACATAAATCGGTAGTATTACTACTAATTCTTTATAAAAAGTAAACCTATACCTTGACTTTATCAATCAAAAGTAAAGCCAAAACTTGATTTTTATGATTGATACCCCTACCTTCCTATAAAACGAAAAGTATTAGCTTTGACTTGAGCAAACCAAAAATTTTAATTTATTTCTATGGAAGTAACCACCAATGTCGTCTTTCAGGTATTAAACGAATCTAAGAAAAGAATTTCTGTGATGCAAGGAGGAACGAGGTCAGGTAAAACTTACAACGTACTTACCTGGTTTATTGTAAAGCTCCTACAAGAGAAAGGGAAAACCTTAACTATTTGCCGTTCATCCCTACCAAGCATCAAAGGTTCCGTTATGAGGGACTTTATCGAGATATTGTCTAAATATGGGCTATACTCAGAGGAAAAACACAATAAATCAGAGAATTTATATTTCTTAAATGGCAATACGGTAGAATTTGTCTCTACCGACCAACCTCAGAAGATTAGAGGTCGTAAAAGGCATTATTTGTTTATTAACGAGGCAAATGAGGTGAATTACGAATCTTGGATGCAATTAGCCCTAAGAACTACCGATAAAATAGTTTTAGACTATAACCCATCTGATTATTACTCCTGGATTTATGACAAAGTCATTCCTAGAGAAGATACTGACTTTACGATTACGACTTATAAGGACAACCCATTTTTAGATAAAAATATTATAGCTGAGATTGAAAGGCTTAAAGATGCTGACCACGAATATTGGAGAGTTTACGGACTAGGAGAAAGAGCAATTAGTGAGGCTACGATTTATTCGCATTGGAGAAGAAGAAGAACCTTCCCTGAGGGTGGAGATGTGTTTTATGGCCTTGACTTTGGTTATAACAACCAAACAGCCCTAGTAAGGTGTAAAAACTTTGATGGTGACATATATGTCGAGCAACTGATATATGATACTAAAATGTCTACTTCGCTTTTAATAGATCGTCTTAAGTCTATGGGCCTATCTCGTAGAGATGAGATATTCGCAGATGCTGCTGAACCTAAAACAATCGCCGAAGTAAACAAGGCAGGGTTTAATTTGAAGTCAGCTACCAAAGATGTGTTTGCAGGAATCAATAAGGTAAAATCTTTTCCACTATTCGTTAAATCAGAATCTTTGGATTTACTAGATGAGATTAAAAACTATAAATGGAAAACAGACCACGATGGCAATACAATGGATGAGCCTGTTAAGTTTAGAGACCATTTAATGGATGCTATGCGATATGCTATATACTCAAAATATGCGAAAGCGAAGCGAGGTTGGATTGTTTAGGCTAAAAATTTGTTACTTTTGTAAAAATATCTTATAGTGAAGTTAACGGACATACTAAGTGCGGTGAATCCTTTTAAACAAAAGGCAGCCACTAAAATAAAAACAACTCTTAATAATCCCTTCTCTGATTTTGGTGGTTTAATTGGCGGTAGAACACTTTACCCTAATTTGAATTACGAGAAGTTCGTACAAGACTATGATAACAATAGCGAAGTCTATTCTATCATTAAACGTATATCTAAAACCATTTCAACAGTTCCATTTTACGTTTACAAGGTTAAGAACAAAAAACAACTAAATACTTACAAGGCAATGATGGCTAACGCATCTAGTGGTGCAGATGTGGCCAAAGCCGAGTTAGTAAGAATTAAAGCAGTTGATGAGATTGCTGATAGCCCATTAAACAAATTATTAGAAAGACCTAACCAATACCAATCTTTATCAGAGTTATTAGAAAACATTGTAGGCTATAAGCTTATAACAGGCAACTCTTATATCTGGGCGAATAGATTGTCCAATGGTAAGGTTGCCGAACTAGTTGTACTCCCATCTCAATATGTAGCCATTATCAGCGATGGTACAATCAATGGGGTTGAAGGATACTCTTTCACATTAGTTGGATGGGATCAGTTAGCTGCAAATGATGTAATTCACTTAAAATACTTCAACCCTTACTTTAACACTAATGGTCAACAATTATATGGTTTGTCGCCTTTACAGGCTGCTTACCGAACTGTACAACGCAGTAACGATGCTAAGGATACCTCTGTAGGTATGTTGCAGAATCAAGGGCCTAAAGGTATCTTGTATGCAGATGAGTCAAATGACTTTGGCCCTGAACAAGCTGGTAAGTTAAAAGAAGATTTCTACAATCAGTACGGAACTAAAAACAAGATAGTTCAAAACGCAGGACAAATTTTAATCGCTGGTGCTAAATTAGGCTGGGTGAATATGGGATTGTCTCCTGTAGACTTGCAGTTACTAGAATCAGAGAAGATTACACTTCGTGAGTTGTGTAATGTTTACGGAGTTAACTCTGCGTTGTTTAATGATCCTGATAACAAGACTTATAACAATATGAAGGAAGCTAAGAAGGAAATGCTTACACAAGTAGTACTTCCTGAATTAGTTTTAATTCGTGATGCGTTTAATAGATTCTTTGAGAACGAAATAGGACAAGGTTACTATATCGATTTTGATATTACTGTGTTCCCTGAACTACAAGAGGATATGAAAGAACTATCTGCTATCTTATCTCAATCTTGGTGGATTACTCCAAACGAGAAAAGACAAGCTATGCGTTATGATACTGTTCAAGACGATACGATGAATGAGATTTATATTCCTGCTGGTTACTTGCCAATAGCAGAACTTACAATGCTACAAGATCCTCGTAATGCTCAACAACAAGGAGATTATAATTTACCTCCAGTAAAATAATATGTGTGTCCAAAATCTTACAACCTTCTCAGCAGTTTAACCTGCAACAAAAGATTGCTAGAAAATCAATAAACGAATTTGCTCCTAAATTAAAGGAAGCATTGCAGTATGATTTTAACAAAGCAGCAGAGTTGGTTAAAGAACTAGGTGTAGACCAGGTGGTTAATTTCAACAAGACATTTTTCGACAATAACAAAGTTTCCAATATTTTACGAACTTTGTACGAAGGTACAGGTGGATACACAGCAATGAGGTATCAAAAGATATTTGACAAGTATAAGAAAGAAGAAGCAATAGATTTAGATCCTTTGAATATCTTAGACGAGTGGTTAGCATTTATGTTATCCTATTGGACAGCCATTAGTGGCCCTAAGATGTTTGGGATACAGAACACAACGGATAATGAGATAGCAAGGATTCTTAATAACGTAATTCAGTACGGAAGAGATAATAATCTTTCTACAAACGAAATAAACGAAATGGCTATTCAGCTTCTTAGAGAAGGAAAAATAAATAACGCAAGGAGTTTATTAATCGCAAGAACAGAAACTCATCAAGCTTTAAGTACAGGTGCGATGGGAGCAACAAGAGGAATTAATATACCTTTGCTTAAACAATGGGTTCACGCTGAGTATGTAGCACTACCTAGAGCTTGGCATCAAGCCTTAGATAGACAGACGAATCCTGATGATGGTGGAGTAAGAATACCTGTGAATCAACCATTCCTAGTAAACACTCCTAAATACGGTGTAATTGAAATGCAATATGCACACGATGAGAACGGTGGAGCAGTAAATAACTGCAACTGCCGATGTTGTACGGTGTATGTAGCTTAAACAAATAAATATGAGTAATTTTTATAACAAAAAGTCGATTGAAGGTTCTCCCATAGATATGGAAGACAATAGTAGAGTTATTACAGTCTACTATTCTGCATTTGGTAATGTAGATAGCGATGGTGATATTATTACACCAGGTGCTTTTACTAAAACCTTAAAAGAGAATGGCCCACAAGCTAAAAACAGAGTATGGCATCTAATGAACCACTCTACTGAAAAGCCTATTGCTAAGCCATTTGAAATGTACGAAGATGCGTATGGTTTAAAAGCAAGTGTTAAGATACCTAATACGACATTAGGCAATGACCTATATGAGTTATATAAAGAAGGCCATATCACAGAACATAGTATCGGATTTCAGACTATCAAGTCACAAGCGAAATCAGGGTACAATGAAATCAATGAAATTAAATTGTATGAAGGAAGTTCCGTATTGTGGGGTGCAAACGCTAATACACCAACAGTTGGAGTTAAAAGTCAGATTAAGTCAACTCTAGTAGATGAGATGGGTAAAACCATTAAGTCTTTGAGAAATGGACACTTTACTGATGAAACATTCGAGCTGTTAGAACTTAAACTTAAACAATTACAACAATATCTATCTGAGATGGAAGACGAAGAGTCAATCACACCTGAGCCAACCGCTGAAGAAGCATTGCCAACTGAGGAAGCTGATCCGATGATTTCTATCGAGCTAGAGGTAAACAAATATTTACAATCATTTAAAATTTTTAACTAATGGTAGAAGAAATTAAAAGTGCATTCGAAGGCATTAAATCCGAAGTAAACGGAGCAATCGAAAGTGCGAAGGCTGATAATGCTAGTGCATTAGAAAGCGTAAAGGCTGAATTAGAAGCTACTAAAGCTTCAATTACAGTTGTTAAGGATGAAATAGAAAAATTGGAAGCAAAACAAAATCGTGTTAAAATGAATCAAACAGAAGTAAAAGGGTTTAATGCTACCCTTGCAGAAGCTATCGAACAAAATGGTGATAGCTTAGCGAAATTAGCTCGTGGTGAACAAAAGCGTTCAAGCTTTATCTTGGATAGAAAAGCAGTTGGTAATATGACAGAAGCGGTTAACCTTACAGGTGACATCACTCGTCAATATGCTAATCAAGTATATGCTTTACCTAGTCGTAAAGTGCATATGAGAAGCTTATTACCAATCGGTAGTTTATCTCAAGGTTTATTTACTTTCCCTTACGAAAGTGGTGGAGAAGGTGCACCTGCAACTCAAACTCAAGGTTCTTCTAAAGCTCAAGTTGATTTTGATATTACAATGAAAGATGCAGCAGCTCAGTACATCGCTGGTTATGTTCGTATCTCTCGCCAAATGTTAGATGATATACCTGCTATGACTTCTTTCTTACAATCTCGTTTGTTAGAGAAGTATTTAGTTGCTGAAGATGCTCAAATCTTAAGTGGTGATGGTACTGCTCCTAATTTACAAGGTATCCTTCCTGTAGCTACTGCTGCAACTGGTGCTGCTACTGTAGATGTTGAGCAATTAGTTCAAGCTATTGCTCAGTTAGAAACTTCTAACTATTCTGCAACAGGTATTTTAGTTAACCCAACTGATTGGGCTGCTATCATGAATACTAAGAATACTAACTCTGCTTACACTTTACCTGCTTCTACAGTTGTTACAACTGATGGTAGTGTATCTATCGCTGGTATCCCTCTTTACAAATCAACTGCAATCGCAGTAGATAAGTTTGTAGTAGGTGACTGGTCTATGGGTGCTCAAATTATGCAGAATCAAGGTATCTCTGTTCAGTTCTCTGAATTTGATGCTGACAACTTTACTAAGAATATGATTACTGTAAGAGTTGAAGCTCGTATCGCTTTACCTATCTATTACGCTGGTGCGTTTATTTATGGTGATTTCGGTAACGTATAAATTAATCTTTAATTAGATTTACAATACAAGGGATAGCCTAGAAAGCTATCCCTTTTTGTTTACACTAAATTTTAACTATTTTTGTAAAAATTAGCATAATGCAGATACTAAGAGATGTAACTACTACAGTAGCCCCTTCGGCAACAATAGTTACCCTACAGACAGCAAAGGATTATTTAAGAGTAGATTATAGCGAAGATGATACTTTGATTACTAACCTTATAGAAACGGCTAGAATCAGATTAGAGCAGTATGCTGCGGTAGCTATGACGGCTAGAACATTAAAGGTAGTAGCTTATGTAGATGAGTTTATAGAGCTTCCTTATGCTCCTATCAATAGTATTACATTAGTAGAATATTGGGATGGTGCTGCTTGGGTAGCAATGGTACTTGGAGATTATAGAGTTTTAGGTGATACTTATAAAAAAATTTATATGGTATCTCCACTTATGAGTGAATTTAGATTTACTTATACTTGTGGATATTCTACAACTCCTGAGTCTATGAAAACAGCTCTATTGAAGATGGTAGGTGATTTATATGAATACAGAGAATCAAGCGTTGAAAGCACTAAGCCTTCAGCCAATTTAACAACTGCTTACGAATTAATGAAACCTTACAAAAGGGTAAGTACCTTCTTATAATGATAGGAAAATTAAGAAATAGAATAACGTTTAACAGCAAAACGAGCGTATCTGATAGTGCTGGAGGGTTCGTGAACACTTTGGTATCTTATTATGTTTGCTGGGCTGAATTGGTCTCTAATACGAACAGTAGGACTAATGTAGCAGGTAAGGATAATATTAATGATAATGCTACATTTAGGATTAGATATACAAGTGGAAAGACATTTACTAATGCTCTTGTAATTACTTGGAAATCAAAGACTTATATGATTAACTCTATTATAAACGAAGGAGATTTAAACCAGTATTATTTAATCGGTTGTTCAACTCTTAAGTAATGTTTTTAGAAGTAAAAGGTTTAAATAGTTTAAAAAAGAAGTTTGCTACTAGTTATGAAGGCTTTAAGTCTCATATTATATCAGAAATAAACGTAATGGTTGTAGAAATAGCAAAAGAAGCTAGTGCAGATGCAGCCGATTTACCACATTTAACCACAAATTCTTCATACCAAAGAACAGGCAATTTATCTAGGAGCATTAATGCTATCCCATTTAATGGGAAATTTGCTGAAATAGTAGTAGGTAATTCGCTTGTTGATTATGGTGCTTATGTAGAATTTGGTACTGGTAGTGGGTTTGGGATTCCATCAAGGAAATATAATATAGCATCAAAAAATATAACACCTTATGCTTCTTTGTTTAGAGGCAGAGGCTTAAGGAATAGTAATATGCCATATAGATCATATTTATTTAATAATTTTGAAATAGGTTATACAAAGGCTTTAAAAAAAATAAGAGCCTTTAAAATGGCCTAATTTAAATATAAATATATTTCGTTAAATTTGTAAAAAATGAAGGACTGCGGATATACACTAAGGAAGGCTTATTTCGATAAGCTTGCATCGGCTTCTTACTCATTAAGTGTTTATGATACCATAGCACCTGATACTGTAGAACCGCCTTTTTTGATTATCAGCAGTCAAACACAAGTAGACAATAGTAATAAACAAAGCTTTAGTTTTGACGTTACTATTCAATTTGACATAGTTTATACGACCTTTAAAGCAGGTGAAGTAGGGCAGAAAACGGTAGATACTTATGCCAACGAATTATTAGGAATTATAGGTGTTAGACCACCTAGTTATCCTAATACAGCACCTGATTTTAAAATAGTTACTTGTAAGGTTGGCTCTAACAATGCTACCTTTGACTATGTAAATGAAGTCTATGTGTTTAGAAGGGTAATAACAATGGATCATTTCGTGAATCAATTAACATAAAAGAAAAATAAAATAAAATGGCAACAACAAGTGTATTTAACGGAACTTCATTAGTAGTTCTAATTGGAACGGAAGTAATAGGATTTGCTACTTCTTGTTCATTAAGTTTAGCTATAGATGCTCCAGATGCATCTACAAAACAAAGTTTAGGCTGGGCTGATGAAATTGGTGGACAAAGGTCTTGGTCTTTGACTACTGATGGTTTAGCTACAGTAGTACCTGGAACAGTTGCAACTTATGTAACTACAGCTGAATTGAATGCTTTAGCAATAGCTAGAACAGCAGTTACAGTTAAGTTTACAACAGTTGATAACTCTACAGTAGGTGGTGTAACTCCAGTTACAGGTGATGTGATTTATTCAGGTTCAGCATTTATTGAGAGTGTAGATATGACTGCTGATATGGAGAATCCAGTTACTTACTCAGTATCTTTCAAAGGAACAGGAGTATTAACTATCGCTACCAACGCATAATAACCAACCAAAAATAAACCAAAATGAGAGGACAATTTGAATTAACTCTTTCCGATGGAAAGAAGATACCGATGCGTTTTTGTACGTGGAGTCTTAAAAGATTCTGTCAATTACAAGGCATAGGGCCTTCTGAAATAGGAGAAGCTTTAAGTGGCAAAGATTCACTTGATGCTATTGTTAACCTGATGAAATCAGCTGCAGAATACCCATTGTATTCACAAGGAATTACTCCAAGTTTTACGGAATTTGAAGTATGCAATTGGATAGATGATATGGGAGGAATGACTGGAAAGAAGTTCCAAGATGTTATGGCAGCTTTATCAGATAGTATGAATAGCGGTATAGAAGATAAGCCAACAAAGTCAACTAAAAAGGATGGAGTAAAAAAAAATTAGAGTGGATTGACATAGAAAGATATACAATGGGGGAGTGCAAAGTGCTTCCCCATTTGTTTTGGGAGATGACGATGGCTGAGTTAGATTTTGTTTGGTATGGGTATAGACACGAAGAAGAGCAGCAATGGATAAGAACTAGATGGCAAACTACAATGCTAATTAATATCCAACTACCAAAAGGTAAGAAGGTTAAGCCTAAAGACCTTATTGAATTAGATTGCGATAATCGTAACTTTGTGAAGCCTAGAGTAATGACAGAAGATGAATTACAGGCTGTACTAAAAAAATATGGAAATATTTAAATTTAAAGGATAATGGCAGAAGAATTATTACAGATTAGAGTCACGGCAGATTTTAAAGAAGCAGAAGGTGCTTTTTTACGATTAGCTAAAGTCGCTACTTCTTTTGAAGGTACTATAAAAACTATAGCTGGAAATTTAAATAAAGATTTTAATAGAATTAATGGGATGGCTGAATTATTTGGCGATACAAGCAATGTCGTTAAAGATAAAATGGAAGCCTTAAAAAGAGCAATGAATAGTCTTATGACTAGTGGGTTTCAAGCATTGAATCCAGAGGTTCAGAAATTAAAAAAACAATATGATGCACTTGCTGCTTCATTAACACCAATACCTAACAAATTAGACCAAGCTGGTGATTCATTAAAAAAATCTAATCAAAAATGGACAAATTTTGCATTAGTAATTCAAGATTTACCTTATGGATTTAGAGGTATACAAAATAACTTACCTGCTCTTATGGGTGGTATTGCAGGAATGGCTGGGCCATTCTATTTTGTAGGTTCAGCAATTATTGCATTATTTACAGCTTGGGATCAAGGTTCTTTTAAAGCAAAAAATGCTATAGATAGAGTATCAGAAGCACATAAAAAAAGTACAGAAGGATTAACTAAAGGAGCAGATGCTCAATCAGCTGCATTAGTTGAGATGAGTAAAATGTCCGTTATTTTTAGTGGGGTTAAAGATGGTCTCATTACTGCAGAAGAAGCTTTAGAAGAATATAATACTACATATGGTCAGACTTGGGGTATAGCTACGAACGTTAATGAAGCAGAAGATAGTTTTATAAAAAAATCTAATGCTTATGTACAGGCTATGGCTCTAAGAGCTATGGCAAATGAAAAATATGCTCAAGCACAAGAAGCTTTTAAGACAGGTGCATTAGCTAGAGGTGAAGACCAAACGTCATTTTTACAAAAGTTTGCAGCTGGATTAAGTGCATTAGACCAAGTTGGTATAATGACTTTTGATGCAGCTTCATTAAATAAATGGGCAAAATCATTTAGTAAAACATATGCTGATACGCAAACTGTACTAGTAAAAGATATACAAAATGAATCTGCTAGTTCATTTGATAAGCTTATGGCCCAAGGTAGAGAATTTGATAAACAGGCTAATAAAAAACTAAAAGATGCTGGGATTAAACCAACAACTGGGAAGAAAGGCAAAAGTTCAGATCAAATAATAAAAGAGCAAACAGCTAAAGAAAAAGCTGCTAATGATGCTCAGACAAAAGCATATATAGACACATTAGACGAAAGAGGCAAAAAAGAATATCAAGTTGGCTTAGATTTAGCTAATGAATTAACTGTAATGAAATCAGCTGGATTTAGTGATTCAACTACATACTATGCTGCATTCAGGGCAAATATGGATAAAATTGCCAAGGAGTATGATGATAAAGAATATAAAAGAAACCAAGATAGTATAAATGCTAACATTGCTGCTGAAACTAAGTTTTACGATGATTCAAATAGGATTTATGATGAAAATCAAAAGAAAAAAGAAGCTGATAGAAAGAAAGAATTGGATAGAGTGTTTCAAAACGAAATGGATGCTATCCAAAATAAATTATCTGCACAATTAAAAGGCAATAGAAAAGAACCATTACAACAAGCACAAAATTATAATGAAGCGATTGGTAGTCTTATAATAATGGGTATGAAAGCTGGTACAACAGCTGAACAAATAGAAAAATTACAAGATAAAATAAATAATCTAAATTCTTCAGCAGCAGGGACAGCTGCGGCATTTACTCCAATAGCAGATATTTTAAATAATTTAGCCACTAACACTTTAGTTGAATTTGGTACACAAATAGGAAATTTATTAAGTGGTGGAAAATTTGCTTTAGATGGATTCTTAGGAATGATTGCGAGTGCATTAATTCAAATAGGAACACATTTAGTAATGGTATCAAAATTATTTATAGCTGTTGATGCATTATTTGCAAGTGGAGGTAAATTAGCTTTTTTATCTATTCCAATCGGTATAGCAGCAATCGCTGCTGGAGTTGCTTTAAATAGTGTAATTTCTAAAAAACAAAAAGTTAAAGCGTTCGCTGATGGTGGTATTGTTAGTGGCCCTACAATGGGATTAATAGGAGAATATCCTGGTGCTAAATCAAACCCTGAGGTTGTTGCTCCATTAGATAAATTAAAAGACATGTTAGGTAGTAATGGTGGTGGACAATTTATACTTAAAGGCCAAGATTTAGTATTGGCTATGAATAGAAGCGAGTCATCATTAAAACTTAGAAGAGGCATATAATGGCATACGGACAAAAATACTCAGTAACATTTGCTACAAGAGCAGATAAGAATGTCGAACTAAAGATATGGCAAGATCCCTATACAGGGGCTATTATAGACCTTCAAGGAGTAGGAGTAAACCTTGAGTATATTCCTAACTCAGACGATCCGTATGAGCCTATATTTGCTTCACAATTAGGTATATCTATAGACTTTACAGATGACCTATCTAATATTATTAATTTTACTGATATAGACGATAGGTTTAACTATGTAGAAATGTACGTTGATGGTGTTATTCAATGGGTAGGATTTATCATTAATGATAATGTTCAAATCTCTTATTCTACAGGTAGAAAGATAGCTACCTTTAATGCTGCTGATGGATTAGGTATGTTAAAAGACATACCATTTGTACCAATAACTAGTACAGGGGTAAATGATGTATCCTCATTACTTAATATACTAAGAACTTGCTTTAACGCTATAGGATTTAAAAACAATAGAAACACAGTTACTATGTGTTCTTATTTTGCTAATGGTATGTCTGATAGAGCGGTACAGTCATACAACGATACATTTACGCAAACCTTTATGTGTTATAGGAATTTCTTAAAAGACGAATATACTTATACTAATTGCTTAGACATTATATCAAATATTGCTAAGTCTTTTGGATGTAGAATATTTCAGGCTAATGCTAAATGGTGGATTGTGGCAGTAAATGAGTTTGCTGAAACAAATGCTTATTATACAGAATACAATACAAGTGGAGCAGTAGTAAATAATGGAGATGGTAATTTAATAAATACTTCATCTACAATACAACCTTATTCAACAAATACATCAGGTTTATACTTTATTGATAATAGTCAATTAAAGATTCTTAAAAAAGGATTTTATAAGATTATAGCAGAAGGCGATGTAGAAATTGCTGAGAATTATATTCCTAATGGTAACTTATTAGAGAATGACACTATAGAAGCTGAATATTGGACTAGAGGCTCAACAGGAAGTGCAACTTGCTTATTATTGCAAAACGCAGTACCACCCTTAGATTATTATTACTTTGAATTACAAGCACCAACAGGAACAGCAGAAGTTTTCTTAAACACTTCTTCTAATGCTTATGTAACACAATCAGATGCCCTTCAATTAAATATAACAATAGGGGCTGGATCAACAGCATCTATTATTGGTTTTATAGACATATCTATTAATACTGGTTCTACTATTTATTATTTAAACAATAATAAACAATGGCAAACTACATCAACATCTTTTTCGGTATTTAACCCAACCACAACTGGCCCTGCACAAGATTTTGTATTAGATTTAAAAACAGCAATATTTCCTGCAAGTGGTCAATTAAGTTTTAAATATAGAATATCAGGAGGTATTCCTTTTGTTACACTTACTAACTTTGTATTAAAGATTAAATCATTTATATCTAATTATAACCTAAGTGGTACATTGGTAGAAAATGAGCAATATACTAATACAATATCCTTCCCTTATGGATCTACTGGTTCACAGTCTTTATACCCATCTTGTAAAGGAGCATTGTTAAGAGCTAATAATACTGTGCCTGCAGGATATTCTGTGGCAGCAGATTGGTATAGATATGGCGTAGATGTTGGTGCTGGAGAGTTTTTTACATTGTCAGAATTATTAGTACAACAATACATAAACACTTACGGACAAAACATTATTAATTTAGATGCATCAGTAAGTAGTTTTTATACTGAAAATGCTACCTATCCAATACTTAATGCAGCTAAGCTTATTTTTGCAACAGATACAGATCCTGCATCAATAAATGTTAGTGCAAAATCATATATGTTAGGTAATGCTACAATAGACTTGCCTAGTGACCAAACTAACTTAACATTATTGCAGATAAGTAATACTGAAATAGTTTGCACAAAAGTAAATACATATTCACCTCAAACATCAACTTTCTAATATGGCATCAGCAATTAACGGAACTAATATAGTTTTATATGAATATGATAGCAACGCTATCTACTACTTTAATGGAGGTACTGCACAAGGTACTTTTGATAGTATTGTATGTAAAGAATTAAGCAGAAGTCAAGTAGGTGGAACATCGGTTACATTTACTAAAACAGGGGCAGGAACAATAGCTTCGTTTATTACGGATGCTTTAGATCCTGGTGTAACTACGATACCAGCAGGAACTTGGACTTTTAGTGCTTATTATTCTATTCTAACTGCCTTTGCAGGTGCTCAGGTACAGTATGAACTATATAAATACAATGGTAGTGTAGCTACCTTGTTGTTTACATCGGCAGCAACGACCTTAACAGCCACATCTACGACCTTGTATACTACGGCAATGACAGTTACTCAAACAACTATAAGTGCCACAGATAGGCTTCTAATTAAGGTTAATTACGCAGGTACAACAACCAATCAAATTACTTTATTTACTCAAGCTAGTAATCTAGCTCAAGTAACTACAACTATACCACTAGGAACCCCAATGGGGGCTTCTACAAGCTGTACATTTGAATCATCTACTGAACAAGTAGAAGTAACCTCACAGACATCAGCTTACTTCAGAGAGTTTAAAAATGACGTTACATCTTGGAGTGTTAATTGTGATGGGTTTGTAGCCTTAAGTGGTTACTCTTATCTTGCTTTAATGCAGAAACAATTAGATAGAGCTTCAATAGAGGTAAAGTTTTCTATAGACAATGACAACGCAGATGGTAGTGATACCTATGGTTATTCGGTAATTAGTGGAACGACTAATATTACTTCTCTTAGTTTAAGTGCACCTGTAGAGGGTGCATCTACCTATTCTTTATCTTTGCAAGGAACTGGAGCATATTCAATATCAGGAACACAGGTTATAGATGGAGGATTGGTAATAGCAACAGGAGGTTTAACTATTATGAAACAATATGATGCAACAGGTGGTGAGACTTCTATAACTTGGACAGATACAATAGGAAAGACTTGTTTATATGTATCAAGAGGTGGTTTAGATGTAAGAGAAATTTCTACAAGTGGAACGCCAACAGGAGATCAGATAGTATTTATAAGTGCGACAGGGGTTGTAACATTTGGTAGAGCTTTAGAAGCAGATGAATTCATAAGAGCCCTTTTTCAATAGTAAATAATTAATAAGACTAGTTTAAAATATATATAGATGAGTAATCAATTACAAGTATCAGGGGAAGCAAAGATTAGGACAATACAAGGCCCAGTAGTAGCTAATAGTGGTGTAATAACTGCCTTAGATGGTGATGCTTCTCAATATGTTAGAGGAGATGGTACTTTAGCTGATTTTCCTACATCAACAGGTGGAGGTAGTTCGGTTTCTTATTATCTTAATACAAGTGTAAGTCAAGGTACAATAGGAGGGGTTGCTTATAAACAATTAAGTAAAGTGCCTATTAGTGGTGCTGGAACTGATGTTACTATTTCAGCTAATGGTTACATAGCAAGTTATTTAACTGATGCTAATGACCCTGCTTTATTAGAAGTACCTGCTGGAAACTTTAATTGTGAGTTTTATTTTAGTGTAAACTCTAATGCTCACAATCCTTATGTTTATGCAGAAGTCTATAAGTATGACGGAACGACTTTTACCTTATTAGGTAGCAATGTGTCTATACCACAATATTTAAGTAATGGAACTACATTAAGTCCATATTACTTTGCAATAGCCGTTTCTACTTCGGTTTTAACTGTAACAGATAGAATAGCAATTAGAATCTATGTAAATGTAGATGGTAAAACTGTTACTTTACATACCGAGAATAATCATTTGTGTCAAGTAGTTACTACCTTTTCTAAGGGTATAATTTCTTTAAATAACCTTACAAGACAAAATCAATTCTTTGGCACAGGAACAAGTGGAACTGATTTTGCAATATCTTCAAGCGTAGCTACGCATACATTTAATTTGCCTGTGGCTTCGGCTACAAATACTGGTAAATTGAGTTCAACGGATTGGAGTACATTTAATGGCAAAGTTCCTTACACAGGAGCAACTGCAAATGTAGATTTGGGTGCATTTAGTTTAAGTGGAGATACAATTAGTGGAGTTGGTATTTTTTCAGTTGGTAGTGGTACTCAAAGTGGATATATTGGTATAAAACAAGGAACTACATTTCTTGGTAATATTAGTGGCTATAATAGTATAAATGCAAATGCAACAAAATTTATATTAATATCAGATATAGGTTCAACAAATTATAAATCAGCAAGTTTTCAATTAAGTTCATTAACTAATAATACTGAAAGAACATTTACACTCCCAGACATATCTGGAACTTTAGCACTTTTAGAAGGAAGCCAAACGTTTAGTGGAAGTAAGACATTTAGTAGTTCAATTAAAGCTGATTCAGGTATTTTATTAAAAAATGGATTTACCACTTACTCTAATGGATATACATCATTAGGTGGAGATATAGGTAATTTAATAATTAGTAGTTCAATTGGTGGAACACCTTATGATAATGAATTTTCTTTTACATCATCAACATCTAATACATACACATTTCCTAATGCAAGTGGCACAATAGCACTTACTTCTAATTTATCTAGTTATGTTCCTTATACAGGAGCAACTACTAATGTAGATTTGGGTGCAAATTATATAACATCTGCAACTATTGTGTTTTGGAAAGGAACAGGAACAGGATTAGGTAATATTGGTTTAGGTAGAATTGTACCATTAGGTCAAAATACTACTGGTCAAGGGAATATAGGTATAGGAGAAAGTTCTTTATTTTTTAATACTACTGGAAGCAATAATATTGCTATTGGAGTTTCATCTACTCAAGCCAATACAACTGGTATAAATAACATTGGTATTGGTCTTGGTTCTAATTCTAATAATGTTACTGGTTCTGGTAACGTAGCGGTTGGGGTAGGTTCATTAAATTTTAATACAACTAATTATAATACCGCAGTAGGTCATCTTTCATTGTATTTTAATACAACAGGAACTAATAATGTAGCAGTAGGAAATACTTCATTATATACAAATACAACAGGTGCTCAAAATACTGCATTAGGTGCTGCATCATTATATTATAATACTACTGGTAGTAATAATACCGCAATTGGTAATGTTGCATTACAACAAAATACGACTGGAGTAAATAATACCGCAATAGGTAGTTTTTCATCTTATTTAAATACCACAGGTCAAAACAATACATCAGTAGGTGCAAGTTCATTAAGTGCTAACACAATTGGTCAATACAATACAGCAATAGGTAGTGCTTCGTTAAATGCAAATACTACTGCTTTTTATAACACTGCTATTGGATATGCTTCATTAAATTTAAATACAACTGGAGAATCTAATGTTGCAGTTGGTGGTAGTGCATTAGGTGTTAACACAACAGGTCAATATAATGTTGCGGTTGGTCGTTCTGCATCTAATGGTAATACTACTGGTAATTATAATACTGCTTTAGGTGGTCAAGCATTAGCAAATGTTACAACAGGAAGTCAAAATATTGCAATAGGTTACAATGCAGGTGGTGGAATTACAACAGGAAGTCAAAACACAATTATTGGTATAGTAACAGGTTTATCTTCAACATTATCTAATAATATTATACTTGCTGATGGAGCAGGTAACATAAGATACCAATGGAATGGTACTAATAATGTATTCACAGGAGCAGCTACATTCTCAAGTAGTGTAACGGCAGGGGGTAAAATATTTACATCAGCAAGTGTTAATGATAATATACTTGAAGTAATAAATAGTGATACTACAAACGGATATGGTCTTTATGTAAGAGGTGGTGGAACTGCAACAAATAGATATGTAGCAAGATTTAAGAATGGTGCAGATAATGATGTAATGTGGATTGGTAACACTGGTAATGTAGGTATAGGAATATCAACAGGATTTAATGTTATATCAGGTACTGAAACAACTTTACAAATAGCAGGTGGCAATGTAGCATCTTTATACCTTAATAGTACAGGTTCAAATAAATGGGCATTATTTGCTAATGCAAGTGGTAGTCTTGGTGTTTATAATTTAACTGCAAGTACTATACCTTTTACCATAGCATCCACAGGAGCAGCTACATTCTCAAGTGATGTAACAATAGGACCAAGCAATGGTAGTTTTAAAGGTTTTGGTCACTCAGTAAATGTAAGTTCAGTATCACAAGGTGGATTATTTCCTTATAGCGGAGTT